AATATGCCTATAGCCAAACCCGGTACTAGTAAACATGAACTTGGTAAAGCAGTTGATATTCAAAATTACAATGACCCAGCCGCAATTGCAGAAATGAATAAACAAGGATTGTTTCAAACAGTTCCTAACGATCCGGTTCACTTTGAAATGGCTAGATTAGGTGGAATGTTCAGTGGACCTGATTCGGGTTATCCTGTCATGTTACATGGACGTGAAGCAGTTATCCCTGAAAATAAAATGGGTTATCCAAGTGATGCAGCCAACATGACTGCTGGAGTTACTAAAGAACCACTACCTGATTCATCAATGGCTTCAAGTGATAGTGCTACAGCTATTTTAACTGATTTGTACAATATTATGGATGATAAATTTACTACAATGATTAATATTCTATCAAGTAGCAATGATGTTCAATCCGAATTATTAAAACATTCCCGTGTTTAATACTAAATACTAAACAAAGTATCTATTATGTCATTCAAAAAACGATTTACAAACAAGACTGGTATGTCCAGTCCTATCTCTGGCTTCAATCAGAATACCGGCGCCTGGAATGGTAGTCCCGGACAAAATGGTAGCGACACAGGTGGTATGAATAATACTGACATGGGCTACAAGAACTATCGCAGTCGTTTACCAGAAGTCTACACAGGTCATCCAAACCGTATTGAACGCTACAACCAATACGAAATGATGGATGTTGATGCTGAAATAAATGCGTGCCTGGACATTATTTCAGAGTTTAGTACACAGAAAAACGAACATAACAAGACTCCATTTGACTTAGAGTTTATGGAAGAACCAACGCCACACGAAGTTGAACTACTAAAAACACAATTACAACAATGGTGTAAACTAAACGAATTTGATACAAGAACATTCAAAATATTCCGTAATACGATTAAGTTTGGGGATCAGGTTTTTGTACGTGACCCGGAAAACTTCAAACTTTATTGGGTTGACATGGTCAAGGTTATCAAAGTTATTGTAAACGAAAGTGAAGGTAAAAAGCCTGAACAATACGTTATTAAAGATATCAATATCAACTTACAGAACTTAACAGTAGCACAGAAAACAAACACAGACTTTGCCGCTAATCCAGCAACTGGTTTAGGTGGTACAGGTGGTGGCGGTACAGGTGGCGGTGGTGGTTACACAGTTCCAGCTATGCCATACAATACAACAGGTAGTCGTTTCACACTTGGTCAAAGCGAATCAGCCATTGATGCTAAACATGTTGTTCATTTAAGCTTAACAGAAGGCTTAGACCGCTTCTGGCCCTTTGGTCAAAGTATTTTAGAAAACATCTTTAAGGTCTATAAACAGAAAGAATTACTTGAAGATGCGGTTCTTATTTATCGTGTACAACGTGCTCCAGAGCGTAGAATGTTTAAGATTGACGTTGGTAACATGCCAAGTCACTTAGCTATGGCTTTCGTTGAACGTATTAAGAATGAGATTCACCAAAGACGTATCCCAAGTATTCATGGTGGCGGTAGTGTAGTTGATGCCAGTTACAATCCATTGAGTATGAATGAAGATTATTTCTTCCCAGTTACTGCTGACGGAAGAGGTAGTAGTGTAGAAGTATTACCTGGTGGACAGAACTTGGGTGAGATTGACGATTTGCGTTATTTCAACAATAGATTAGCACGTGGTTTACGTGTTCCAAGTAGCTATTTACCCACTGGTCCTGATGATAATCCTACACCATTGAGTGATGGACGTGTTGGAACAGCAATGATCCAAGAGTTTCGCTTCAATCAATATTGTGAGAGATTACAGAAATACATTAGTCAGAAGTTAGATGAGGAATTTAAATTATTCTTACGTTGGAGAGGCTTCAATATTGATAGTGGGTTATTCCAATTACAGTTTAATCCACCGCAAAACTTTGCCGCTTATCGTCAGAGTGAGTTAGATACAGCACGTATCAGTTCATTTAGTGCGATTGAACAGTATCCATACATCAGTAAGCGTTTTGCTTTAGAACGATTCTTGGGTTTAACAGAAGAAGAAATCACTAAAAATGAAAAGATGTGGCGTGAGGAAAACAACAAAGAAGTTGACACAACACCGCAGGGTAGTGATTTACGTAATGTGGGTATTAGTGTTGGTGATATTGAGAGTGATACTCAAACAGGTGAAGAGTTGGAAGCACCTGAAGGTGAAGAGGGCATGAATGATTTAGAAGTAGCAGGCCCAGTAGGTAATGAAGCACCTGGAACAGCTGGTGGTAATCCAGGTACAGCACCCGGCCAAGGTACGTAAATAAATAAAACTGATAAATAATACATTATGAAATTATTTGAAGTTTTTGACCCAGCAGTGCCCGGTTATCAAGATTTAGAATCTGATAACAGCCAACCTAAATGGCGAGAAAGCCGCAAAACTAAACTAACATTACGTCAAATATCCAAGTTACGTAGCATGATGGATGTACGTAACTTGGAGAAAAAAGAAAACTTGAAAAAAGTTTACGACCAATATAATACTAAGAACAGTGGTGAACAACCATCTGTTTAACAGTAAATCAACAAAAAATCACAAAAAAGTAAAAAATACACAGTTTATACTGTGTTTTTTATTATACTCACTAAATAACTTTACAGTGCCATTTTAATTCAGGAGACAACAATGGATAACAAAAAATTTGAAAGCCTTATTGATTTGATTATCAATGAGAACGAAGAACAAGCTCGTGCATTATTTCACGATATCGTAGTTGAAAAAAGCCGCGAAATCTATGAATCAATGATGAGCGAAGATGACATGATGAACAGTCCATCTGGCCAAGTACAAGATTTACTAGACGAAATCTCTAGTGAAGAAGAAGGCATGGCAGAAGCTGAAGATGATGACATGGAAATGGAATTTGGTGATGATGACGGTGACGAAGAAGTCATTGACATTGACACAGACGAAATGGGCGAAGAAGAGCCAGAAGAACTAGAAGACCGTGTAGTTGACCTAGAAGACAAATTAGACCAATTGATGGCTGAATTTGAAGATATCATGGGCGGCGAAGGTGAAGAAGATCATGGCGAATCTGACGCAGAATTTGATGACGAAGCAGAAGAAGACGGTGAAGACCTCACACACGACATGGAACAAGAACATGATGATGTAGAAGAAGCAATGATGGAAGCTATTCAATTGAAGAAAGTTCCAGGATTGTATGGTTCTAAAATTGGTGGTGATTCTGGTACACAAACTAAAAGCCCAGTAAGTTCAAACAGTGGTCAAAAGGGAATGGCCAGTAGACCTGTAAACTTTGACAAAGGTACTGAAGCAAACCCAACAGGCCCTAAAAGTCCAAGTGCTTACACTACAAAAGGTGAGTCAACTGTAAAAGGTGCTGGATCATTCAAAAATGCTCCTGGTGCTAAGTTCAGTGAAAAAGGTGAATCTACACCCAAGCCTGTAACTAAAGATTCAGCACCTAGTACTAAGAGTCCAGTAGCTGAAGCACGTAGAACAGTTAAAAGACGCATCTAAGGAATTGAGACAATGGCATTGTATCTCAAAGAGAACCTGACATTTGACCGAGCCGGTATGGTTGTCGAAAGTGTCAGTGAAGGTGATAAGAAGAACCTTTACATGAAAGGTATCTTCATTCAGGGTGGGGTAAAGAACGCTAATGAGCGTGTTTACCCTGTTTCTGAAATTGAAACTGCTGTACAAACTCTCAATGAACAAATAGCCGAAGGAAATTCAGTATTAGGTGAAGTAGATCACCCGGATGATTTAAAAATTAACTTAGACCGTGTATCACATATGATTACTAGTATGTGGATGGACGGTGCTAATGGTTTTGGCAAACTTAAAATATTACCAACCCCAATGGGTGAACTAGTAAAGACTATGTTAGAGTCTGGTGTTAAGCTAGGTGTATCTAGTCGTGGTTCAGGTAATGTCAATGACATGGACGGCAAAGTCAGTGACTTTGAAATAGTTACAGTAGATATTGTAGCACAACCAAGTGCTCCACAAGCTTATCCTAAAGCTATCTATGAAGGACTAATGAACATGAAGCATGGACATAAAGTTTTAGAAAATATAAAAGGTAGTAACATTGATAAAGATGCACGTGTTCAAAAGTACATCAAAGAAGAAGTTACTAAACTAATTAGAGATTTAAAGATTAAATGAATATGAACTATTCAAATAAGAAACTCGTTATTCCGGAGTCAAACGGAAAAAACATTAAAGGGGAAATCTAATGAAATTAGATATTATTAAACCTCTGCTAGAAAGTGGTCTCATCAATGAAGAAACCAGTCAAGCTATCAATGAAGCTTGGGAATCTAAATTAAATGAAGCTAAAGAGCAGGTTCGTGCAGAGCTCCGAGAAGAGTTTGCACAAAAGTATGAACATGATAGATATGTCATGGTTGAAGCCCTTGATAAAATGGTAAGTGAAGGACTACAGAGTGAGATTGAAGAATTTCAAACTGAACGCCAAGCAATGAATGAAGACCGTGTAAAAGCACAAGCTAAACTACGTGAGTCTGCTACTAAGTTCAATGATTTTATGGTTACTAAACTAGCTGAAGAAATCAAAGAATTACGTAGTGACCGTAAGTTACAACTTGAGAACCAACAGAAGCTAGAACAATTCGTTGTTCATGCACTATCACGTGAAATTAAAGAATTCAC